GGTTCTCGTTTCCGCTGGGGACGGGAGACAGGTAGCGAATTTGTGTAGTGTTCGCGTTTGGTTTGGAGGCAACGATGAGCGTGTCGGATACGCTGCCGCCGTTGCTGACGCGGTACACACCGATAATTTCGTCGTAGTCCTTCGCTGTGTAGACCGCCTCCATGCCGGCCCGTGGCACCAGTTCCCCGGGTCGCTGAATCTGAAGATTGTTCTGCTTGACCGCGGCTCCTGGCGGCAGGGCATACGGACTGACGCTGGGAACGGCCCCGAGCCACTTGTCGATGCGCATGGCTCACCCCTGGTCTGGAAGTTGTGCCGACTTCCAGCCCATCGAGCGGGCCGTGGGATAGTCGAGCATCCGAGGCCGGCCAGAGAGCGGCGACACGACGTCGTTCTCCATGGCAAGCCGCAGGTCGCGGTTGAACAGTTGGACGGCCTCGATCGCGGACTTTCCGGCGAGCCGGGCGTACCACATCTCGGTGGCCGAGAGGATCGCCGTATACATCTGCGGCGAGCAGTCGATGGTGTCGCTGATCGCGTACTTGACGTTGCCGGATATGGTGCCGGTTATGGCGGCGGTGAGCGTCAGTCCGGTATCGCTCTGTCGTGACGCGATCTCCCGTTCCTGCTGGTACGGGTTTAGTGCTCCGACCGGGTCCGCCTCCGTCGTCGCTGTTCCGAATCGCATGACGGCACCAGCACAATCAGTCGGGAACTGAGTGGCTGTCCCAGTGACCGTGGCCCCTGTCACCGACACCAGCCCTTTGCGGCACACGGGCTCGTACCCCATGTATTTCACGATCTTGGGGATGTACCGATAGGTGTAGTGAACGACCGTAGCGTTCTGCGGCACTCCCACGAATCGCACCTGGTACCGGTCCGGGTTCACGTCGGACCGCATGAGGGTGTAGTAGTAAGGCTCTCCGCTGCCCCGAGAGTTGGTTTCTAGCCGCTGCCACTCTTGCGGCGTGATGTAGCAATGCAGTGTGCCGACGGTGTCGGTCACGAGGGCATCAATGTCCTTGAGATCCGGAGGCAGGTCGTAGTACGTCTGCACAAGGACGGTGACGGTTTCGGCACCCTTCGTTTTCTTGGCAGCTGCATCGAGCGTGACCGTCGTGCCGCTGATGGCAGTGATCCGCACGGGGTAGGAAAAGTATTCCGCGGAGATGTCGAGAAGCCGACCAACAACCATGCCCGTCGCGCTGGCAACCGTAATCTGGTTGCTTCCGCTTGTGATGGCGGTTGCCGTCGTGCTGATCTGCTGCGTCGTGAAGTAGCCCGTCTTCGTATGCCAGAGCCATTGACGGGTCTGAAAGACCTCCCGGACACCGTGGATGACGGCTTGTCGAACGGCACGGTGCTCGCCATCCTGCGCTCCGCCTCCGGTGGTAGTGAGCAGGTGATCGACGACGTCCTGAGCGGTGAATGTCATTTCCGCCTCCACTTCGGTGCGTATTTGTCGATGACGATCTCCCGCAGTTCCCCCTTGCTTTTGCCGGGATGATTTCTTCGCTCGACCGCAGACAGTTTTCGGACGAGCCGATCGCTCAGCGGCTTCGCGGGCGGAGGCGGTTCGGCAACGCCCTGGTGCTCAACGATCCCCCGGACGTTGAGGTTCCGGGCCTGGGCAACTTTCTTGATGTCGGCGGCGCTATCGATCCAAGCGGCTGGATCACAGTGAGCCCGCTTGTCCGCCAAGCCGGAGCAGTAGTATTTGCCGCTGATGTTGATGCCGGCGGCGCGGGCTTCACGCGTGATTCGCTGTGCTTGATCTGTAGGCATATCGTCGAGCCATTGCTCGGCGTAGCGGCCCTGCATGACGGCTCGATCGGTACCCTTCACGCCCGGGGGTTGCTGCAGCGCGCACATCTCTGCCCAACGGTGGCCGTATCCTTCCGATAACAGCCGCGCATACATGCGCACTGCCTGAGAGCCGGCTCGCTGAATGTCCACTGGCACGTCTTGCATGGGAGCACCTTGGAGTGCATCCCACCGCACTTAGCCGGTCAGTTCCGGCGGCAAACCGCCCCCCGCCGAAGCAGCCTGCGGGCCCGCGGGAGGGGGTGGCAGGCCGAGCGGCGCTTCGGGCGGGGGGGGCGGCGGGGGGATGAGGTACGGTGTTGCATCGATGTCGAGACTCATCGCCCAGTCCCTCATTAGGGCGTTGAAAGGCTCGACTACCCCCCCGGTTGCAAGCGGAGCCAAGATCGGCCCCAGTGTTTGAACGGCCAGCGTCATCTGCTCGACGCGGCTCGATTTGTTCGGTTTGCGCGCGCTGCCGGCCTCGACCCGGAACAGGAAGTCCCGGGTGAGGCTCGTCAGATCTCGCTTTGCGACGTGCTGCTCCCACGCGATCGCGCCCATCGGGCCAAGCACCGGCGCGACGTCGTTCGGCTCGAGTAGCCACCTCACGGCCAGAGCCTCACGGCGGGCCAGCGTAGACATGGCGTCTTCCAGCTCGTTCGCCATGGAGTCGGGCCTGACCGCCACGTTCTCCTGCTTGATCGTTGCTTCGGCGGCACTTCTGAACTGGGCACGTGTGTATCCATGAACCAGTTCGGTGAGTCCGGTGCGCTGGGCGAACTGCTCCGCCACGGCGGTCAAAATGTCCCAGAGGTCTTTCGTCACCTGCGGCATCTGGAAGGTGCTGATGACGTCCTCGATCCGCCGGCCAAGCAGCTCGGCCAGTTCAATGATCTTGAACCCGCCCTCGCTCGGAGAAAGCAGTTGATCCTTGAGTTCCTGGTCCGCTGCTTTCTGAACCGCGATGATCGTTTCGCAGCTCGTGGCGATGCGGCTTGCGAGGAAGGACATTCCCCAGTTCAGCATCCGAAGTTCAGCCACCCCCGGCTTAATGTGGGAGATGGGCCACGCATATCCGGGCTTCGGGTGGAAGGCGAGCGGCACGAACGGCCATCCCCCGGGATCGACGTAGTAGGGCACCGGCCACGCGGTGCGCAGCATCACGCTTTGAGGGATGCCGGCCTGCGGGTCGATTTCCTCCTGCAAAACCGATGGCGGGAGGTTGAGTGGGTAATCGACGCCCTCGCAGATGACGAGGTAGCAGTATTTGCCGAGCGAGTCGAAGATGCCCCGGCTCTTTTCCGGTGCGTCTTTGAATCGGTCGCCGGCGCCGCACTTGCTCCAGACTTTGTAGTACGTGACAAGCCTTTGGGTCTGTCCGGTCTTTCGTTTCGAGGATCTCGGCTCGTTGTCAGCCTTGATCTCGGTATTGCCGTCGAGATGCTTGCCGAGTTCTTCCTCGGGGATGCCGTACTCGGAGGCAACCTCCTCGAGTGGTCGGACGCAGCGTCGGGCGCACCAGAGCATGTCGTCCATGTTGTCGAAGTCGGGGTCGATCAGCAGGTTGTCGACCGAGTCGTAGAAACTTCCGACCATCCGAATGGGCTGTTCGCCGGGGATCTCGACCAGCTCAGGCCAGAGCACGCCCATGCCCTTCATCAGCCCTTCGTTCACGAACTTCTTTGCTTGACGCTTGAGATCGAGTTCGTTGGGGGTGTAGTTGAGATACGCTTCCAGCAGTTGCCGGGCGATGTCCCGGCTCATGCGGGATTCGGCGTCGGCCTGGGCGACCGCCATGAGTTGAGATTGCTCGGGCGACAACATGCTCATGTCTGCCGGCAGGCCATAGGCCTCCGGCGGCAGGTCCGGCTGTCGCAGCACCGTCACCGTCCGCACGGGATTGCGGTGGTAGATGACGGCCCCGAATATCTCGATCAGCTCAAAGACCTTGTTGACCTGCATCCGGAACGCGGGCGGAGCGATCGAACTGTTGTAGCCACGTTCACCACGGGCGTAGGCGTCCTTCCACATCCAGTTATGGTCGCCGTCGTAGAAGAGCGCCGCCTCCTTCGCGTCATCTGCGAAGGGCTTTTTGTATTTGATCGCCGCCTCAAACTTCTTCGTCCAAGTGCGAACAAGTTGGCGCAGCGGATTACTTTCCGGCAGGCTTTGCTTGGCCATTGTTCGCCAACTTGTGAATGAGCGTTGTGAGGGGGGCGTAGTCCCAGCAGCCCAGTGCTTCCCAGCCCGGGTTCTCCAGCAGGGCCGGATCGTCTTTGTGGTGGACGCTCGACTTCTGCACGAAGCCGGTCGGGGTGAAAGCCAAGAGGTTCACTGTGCATTCACCGCGTTCGTCCGTGACCCATCCGATGCACGGATTGGAGAAGTGGTGAATGTCCGTGGAAAACAGGATCAGATCGCCCGGCTGCGGGCGGGGCATCGAGAACTGAGTCATCAGTTATGTGCTCCTTGTGGGCCTAAGTATACAAATGATCCCTTATGCTCGCCGGCGGTTCGGCGGCGTTTTTCCAGCCACTTCACCCACCAGGGGTCGACCTCGTGATGCGTCACGGGCGGCTTGTGGTAGGCCGGCCGGTAGGCGGCCAAATACTCCAAGCACTGACAGAGGTGGACCTCGCCCCGGGTATTTGGTTTGTCGGTGACGATGGCCGTCCCGTTGACGTAGTTGACGATCTTCCGATACCGCTTGATCTCGCGCTCAAGGTCGGGGACTGCGGCCGCCAGGATCCGCAGCTGCGGCGACCCGCTTGGGCGAATGTGCATGGCGGCCCGAGTGCTTTCGCAGCGGGCGATTACGTCATCGCAGCCCGCCAAGAATGAACTGCCTGTGATCTGTGAGCGCACTCCCCGCTTCATGAGTTGCTCGGTGTATTGCTCGACCGGCAACCGCCCCGAGCCGATGTCGCGAAGCCGTCCGCCGTGTGCGTCGATCAGAAAAGCATGGAAATGTTGCCCTTCGACCTTCTTGGCAAACTGCTCGCCGAATACGACGGCGTTGGACTGCCGGAGGTAAAGCTGGTCGTAGACAAGCCAGAAGTCATCGGTGGGGGGTACTGCGGCAAACAGCACAGCGGTCACCGCATGGCCGGGATCCACCACGGCGTAGCGGCACCAGTTGGATGGCACGCGGCCCTCTGGGAGCTGGTCCCGAGGAAATCCGTGGATGCTCATGTCGAAAGACGGGTAGACGAGTACCGAGTCCACGGAAGTCGCCCTCGGCGCGCATTCGCAGGACGTCCTCGCCGCTGGCCGCCCAGCGAGCGATGCTCGCTTTCTTCTCGTCGGCGTCGAGGTAGGGGTTGTCGAGGAACCGTAGTCGGAACTGCCGAATCAACGATTTGTCGCCTAGTTCCGCCTCGCTGGCGTCAGCACGTTCCTTCATCCCGAGAAGGGCGTTGTTCGTCGAGTGTGGCATCGCAGACCAGCAGAACTTGCCGCGGCGATCCACGATGCGGGCAAGAGACTCGGGGATCCAACGCTCGTCGTTCAAGTCCTCATCGACGTGGATGCGATCGGCCTGATAGCCCTGGACAGGTTCGCCTTCGCTTGAGAAGAAGTGAATCTCCCAGCCAGTTGTGAGCGTGATCTTCTGGCAGTAGCCGGCGCTTTTGAGGAGCCAACTGATCTTCTTGACGAAGCGCGGAGCGATCAGCGGCGGCGCGGGGCGCGCTTCGGTCCGTCTGGCTGCGTCGAGAACAGGGTCAAACGCTCGCCACTCACCGGTGCCGGCGTCCTTGATGATCTTGAACGCGCCGGGTTTCATCAGAAGCGGAAAACACACGAGTCCTAGGTGCTTCCAATCTTTCCCGATGACGACGAGGATTCCGTTCTCCTTCGGGTACTTTCCGAATGGATCTTGGCCGGTGGCAGCGCGGGCATCTTCAACGAACGTGCAGAGCGACTTTCCTGAGCGATTCCCACCGATGACGAGCACTTCACTCGCCGGGCACCGATGGATCTCCTCCTGGTTCGGATTCGGGCGATAGAGTTTCAACGCCTCGACCTTCCGTTCCCGCAGTTCGTTCTGCAGGTTCTTCAGTTCGTCCCGCTCGAACTGCGTCAGGCGGGGAACCGTTGGTATTCGCGGCGGTGAGAGCTTGGGGTGCCTTTTTGGCCTCTTTGCCATCGTGAACCTCCCCTTGGATCACTTGCACGGCCTGTTTGAATCGGGCCTGCAACTCTTGTTCGAGTTCTTCTTCCGACCAGAGAGAGATGGGCCGTTTGACGCCCCCTTGGTCGACGTTCTTCGAGACGAGCCGGCAGATTGTTTCGAGGAGCCGGTTTCTCGCGGTGCCGCCCGGCGGCGAGTCGTAGTACTGCTTGACGAGCATCGCGGCGAATCCACCTGTGCCACCGAAGTATTCGATGACGCGCTCGATGACTTCGGCGCTGTGGGGGATGTTGGATCCGCCGGCTTTGACCTGCGCAAGCCAGAGATCGACGCCAGACGCCTCAACCTTTGCCAGAGCGGCCCGCCGTTTGGCTTTGGCTCGACGTCGCTCTTCCTTTTTGGCTGCTTTGCCGCAGGTGCGGCAGTGGGGGCGAAAAGCCCCTTCACGAATCCCGAAATGCTCCTGAGTAAGCGGGTAGGAAACCCCGCAACGCTCGCACAGACGGCTTTCATCCATGACCAAATGGCGACAGCCTGCCGGAAGACCCGACAGGCTGTCCGAAG